GGGGATTTAATAAAAGACCCTGAATTTCTGAAATCTGACCAATGGCTCAGACCTTGGCTAACAGTTCCACTTGTTTCAGTTGCAAACAAGAAAGAGCTTAAAGTTAAGGAAGATGTTTTGGCGGATAAGATTCGCCTCTTCTTTATTTCAGAATTCCACCATTGTTATGCCCAAGTTAAATTTGGGAAGAAATCATCTATTCGATTAAAGAATAACAAGTGGAGCGCTTATGGTTTTTCACCATTTCATGGTGGAACTCACAACCTAGCGCAGAAGTTATTATCCAAAATAATAAGATTTTACTACGACGTCTCTGGTTGGGATAAATTTATCCCAATCATGAAAGATCTTTATAAAATGATCGATCGGTGCACAAATGTGCCACCTGAGCAACGTGAGTATTTCGTTTGGATGATACAACACACAGTTGAGTTTGTGTCTGTCTTGTGGGATGGAGATGTGATCCTTAAGGATTACGGAAATTGTTCCGGATCAGGAACTACAACCCGAGACAATATTCTAATGCATATTATAATCGCCTCCACTTTTTTGAGTGAAGCATATTTTATAAAGATGGGTAGATTACCCACGTATCAGTTATTAGCTGAGCAGATTGTTAAACTTTTTGGAGATGACAGCGTTTTCGCTGTTGATGAGGAGTTTTCACATGTATTAGATCAAAAAGATGATGTTGAACATGGATTTTTACATCAATTCTTCCGTAAGATGGGGATGAAGTTAAAATTTCTACATGGAGGATATGATTATCCAGTTGACAAAATGGAATTCTTGGGATTCCGTTTTCATGATATTAACGGTAGATATTACCCATATTATGATCCTAGCCGTTTGGCTACATCTTTTGTACACACAAACGATAAGAGCGACACACTTGAAGCATATCTATCCAAGTGCTTTGTTCTAACAATGATGTCATACGCTACAGAGCACCGTGATATATTCATTAATGCTTATGCGATGTTGCTTAAATCTATTAAGGACAGTGAAATAACAGACACTATTCGATCGTTCCAAGTTGCGGGACCTTTAACCGCACAAATTTTGGAAAGTTTTTATAGTGGCTTAGAAGCATCATCGTGCGATTTTGTTTTTTTTGACGCACTTCTGGAAGGAGGTGGAACAAATGATTGCTTCGCGCACTTTAGAGATGACGACACAACGTGTGACA